TCTATGATAATTGCCTAGAGGATATCGAGGCGGTTGTTGACTCAATAACGTTGTTAGGCTTTGGGCACCAAAGATTTGAGTACCCCTCTGACATCTTGCAGCAAGTCAATAGGATCTCATATGTGATGCAAGAGCCAGAGCATGCGATGATCCCCGATGTCGACGAAAAAAGAGAGGGGAATGGATTTATTTACTCTGTCACGATACCGATAATTTTAGACACGATCCTTGGCATTAAGACCGATGTGCCACTAATTAAGGAGATCACGACTGATACACAAGTCGTGCAAGATCCCCCCGAATCCGAAACAACAACATGAGGCATAGCCTAATGGTACAGCTACATAACAAATCTAAGCAACAACAATCAGTATTAGGTAGTGATGACAAGACTTACTACATACCTCCTCGTCGCAAAGTATCCTTACCCGAGGGAGTTAGTGTTGAGGGTGCTCTGCCTAACGGCGTAGTCAAATTAAAATAATAGGAGTAGAGTTATGCCAGTTTTTGAGTATCCTGGAGTCTTTCAGCCGGAGACCGATCTATCCCAGATCGTAAGGTTGAGCGGTAGTAACACTGGAGTTATCGTCGGAGAGTTTAGCCGTGGTCCTGTTGGTCGACGTGTGCTATCAACTAACACTCGTGATTTTATAACCTTGTTTGGCACTCCCGATATTAGTTACGGGTATGCTGCTCACTCGGCTATTATCGCGCACGAAGAGATGGATAAGATCTATATCACTCGTGTAGTTAATGGAGCATCTTACTCCGGTATTGTTGTCACGGATAGCAGTGTACCTCCTGGATACTACGCTGCCGGAGGTCCAATCCTGGACCCTGAGTTAGAAGTGCCTGGTAAGTTTGTCGAGGTCGTTGGTACAGGCGACGGATCTCTTACTAGCTTTTCTCTTACGCTGGCTCACTTTGATGCAGTCACGGAAGTTAACGACATATTAGTTAATGGAGTATCTGTAGGTCCACTGACTATCGATAAATCAAGTACTGTTTGGACGTTAGCAGCAGCAGGTCTTAATGGTGTGTTATCAACAGTTGACACGTTAACGGGAGCAGTCAGCCTTGAGTTAGCAGTCGCGCCCGCTCTTGCTGAAGATGTTACGATTGACTACAATGCTCAAGCTACCGGCGCATTGTTTACTATTACCTCTGAAAATCCAGGTCAATGGGCTAATGCTATAAAAATCAAAATTGACAACGTAAATGTCGCTGACAACACGTTTGATATCGAGGTTTTTGAAACTGTAGATGGTGTTGACATATTAAGAGAGGCTCACACGGTATCTAGAACTCAACAGCTCAATGGCCTAGGCCAACAACAATATCTTGAGGACGCTATCAACGGTAACTCGTTATTTATACGAGTAGCTGATAACGCTACCTTGCCTAATACTACTTTGCCTTTAGAGTTTGGCCCTATCGCATTGTCACAAGGGACTGACGGTAATGCAGTAAGTAACTCAGACATCATTGAGGGGTGGTCGTTGTATGATATTAGAGACGAGGTACAAGTAGATATCCTAATCAACGCTGGGTATGTATCAGCGTCTGACTTTTCCGTGCAATCTAAGATGCGTGGCCTAGCAGAGTCTCGGGATGATTGCTTTGCGATCCTTGACGCTCCACAGTCTGAGCTAAGTATGTTTCCTACGACGGACCTTAGTGATTGGAGATTGTCTGTACAGTCGTTTAACACATCCTATTGTGCATTATATGCATCTTGGGTCGAGGTTACTGACACCTTTAACGACTTAAGAGGATTACCAGTACCTCCAAGTGGTTTTATGGCTCAAGTGTTCGCTCGGCGAGAAAAACGTCGTGAAGCTTGGCACTCTCCAGGTGGATTAAATGATGGAGTCTTTGCCTCATCTCTATTACCTCCGACTAAGCTCACTAACGAGTATACGGATGGACAAAAGTCAATCCTATTTCCAAATGGTGTTAACTATGTTGAGACTGAGTTAGGTATTGGCTTAGTCATGTTAGGTGACAAGACATTACAGACTAAAGCATCAGCACTTGATAGGATATCCACTCGACGGTTACTTAATGTAACTAAGCGTGCTACTCGGCAGTTTCTTCGTTTTCAGCTTAACGAGTTTAATACACCCTTTTTACGATCTCAAGTTGTCGAGGTGTTAACTGATTTTTATCGTGGAGTACAGGCAAGAGAAGGTCTTACTGACTTTTTGGTCGTTTGCGATGATAGCAACAACCCAGGTAGTGTAATCGACAACAATCAACTTAACATCGACGTGTACTTACAGCCTACTCGGTCTGTTAATTTTATCAAACATGAGTCAATATTAACTCGCACTGGCGTCTCTTTTAACGAGATCATCAACGCCACGCTACCTTAAGTTTACCTTAGGACCGCGAGGTATCGGAGTGAACGTCGTGCACTCACTTAGGTACCTCGTAAGCAAGGACGCTTTTTTACTAATCAAATTTATAAAATAACATAGAGGTGTAATGTGGCGACAATCGAAGAAATAAGAAATTTAGCCGAGCCACTTAAGGGCTATCAATTTCAAGTCGTGATATCAGATCCGGCAGGCGAAGATGGCGCATCAGGTGAGATTTTACAGTTTAGATGTACTGCTTTGTCCTTACCAGGTAAAACTATTGAGGAGACCTTGGTTAACCTAGATGGGTATAACGTTAAATACGCAGGACGATCAATCCATGCAGGTCTTTGGACCACGACGTTTATTGAGTCAACTCAATTGGAGGTTATCGACCGAGTATACAGTTGGCAAGACATCGCCCACAACTCTCGCTCAGGGGTACAAGGTGACTCACAAGACTATAAGAGGGTAGCAAGACTTGAGCTACTCAACAACAACCGCGATGTTACTTATGTTAGACGTATTGTAGGTATTTGGCCTCAAGATATCCCTGATATCGCATTTGACAAAGCGTCGTCTGAGGCAACACGAGTCGACGTAACGTGGGCATACGATTACGACGAAAAAGCATAACACGTAATGCCATTATCAATTGACTCTGTTAGAGCGTTAGGCTCACCTCAACTATCTTATAAGTGGGAGGTCGTCTTACCGACTATCCTCCCTAAGTCTCCAAGTGTTAATAGCGTTACTAGCTTGGTGTCTACTATTAGATCAGGTGAGGCAGGGTTTAACAAGATTGCTAGTGGCTTTAACCCATCGTTTGTCGTCGAGGAGATTCAAGGACTTCCTTTTCCTTCCGTGTCAAACGAGCCATTTTATGAGGGAGGTAAAAACACGTACTTCCCGGGGTTGCTTGATATACAGTCTGTAACCCTCGTATTTTTCCACGACCAAAGTAGCCGTATCCCCGAGTATATTGACTCCTGGAAAAAGCTAATGATCAATGAGGATCAAACACGCAACTACCCAAAAGACTACAAAAAAAGTATTGTGGTTAGTCTGCTGACTGGGAAAAACCTCCCTATATTTACTTATAGACTCTTAGGTGTATTTCCAACGCAGACTGCCCCTTATAGCCTTACCACGACAAGTGAGCCTCTTAAATTTACTCAGGAGTTTTCGGTTGACGCTGGTGAGGTTGTTATTGTCCCATCACCTGCAATACTTGGTGATGTGATCCCAGGTTAATTTTTTATTTTAAACAACAAGGATACGCACGATGTCTGAATGTCCGATAAAGGTAGAGTTGCCAGGTAACCACCTCTACCTTGATGATTGCTACCTCACTACCTTTACCTTAAACGACGCTAGATCAATGTACTCCATTGCTAAGACGTCCGACCGCAAAGAGTTATTTAGAGTAATCGACTCTCGTATGAGCCTACCTGTAGAGTCTCTAACTACTTATGACTTGTGGTATGCGATGCATTGGCAACGTATTAACTCCTACCCATTACATCCACACGTCCTCCCTTGGGACTGCCCCTTATGTGACGCCAGGAACTCAGACGAGCTAACATCGTCTGCTCTTGTTATCACTGATATTAACCCAGAGTACACTCACAAATTGTCTTTGGATTTCCCATCGATTGGTCATCATCCGTTTAGATTACAAGTCATTGGTGATGAGCTATACGTCGACAATTATATCAAGAGTGTATTACAAGTCAAAGAGGTTGACCGTAGTGTATATGATCAACTCCTAATAGCTAAGCAATTGCAGACTGACGGGATGTCATTTGATGAGGCACTTAAGATCTCAGAGAGCCTTACAGCGGATGACGCTTTTTTGATTAGCGAGTTTGAGTCATACTTTTCATACGGCGTAGCGGACTATAGTGTGTTTAATTGTCAAAACTGTAAGGAGGATAGCCACGTTAAATATAAATTTAACCTGGTTACGTTTTTACCCAAAATTCACACCGGCCTCGACCTACGATCTCGAATTGTTTTTGGCCAAGCACCTCAACCAACAAATACTGACTCTCGGGGAGATGGATCTAGCCAAAGCGATGTACCTCCAGCAAATGGAGGCACAAAGATTGAAGCGCCTAAAAGAAAAGAGGGACGCAATGAGAGCAAAAGTGAGAAAGTAAAAGTGATTGACGAGGTAGTAGGTAATCGATAATGGCAAAGGCCCACTCTTTTTTCGATAGGTTTCTGGACGGCAACGGCTCCCCTGATTTAAATCTCGGAGATGAGCAGGGGGTCGTTACTAAGCATCGTGTCGGTGGGCGCAAGATGACTAAGACGGATCAAGTAGCTAACTCCATATTTAAGGAGTTTGACAAGATCAACGTCAAGCTAGACCGGATTATAAAAGAAAACGGGGATGTTCTATCGATCAATAAAAAGACGGTGGAGGTACTTGATAAAGGCGCTGATGCTGTAAAGGTTAAGCGTAAGAGAGGTCGACCTAGGAAGAAAAAAGAGGTTGAAGCAAAAGAGCCTGAAATACTCCCAGATGTGTTTAGCGACGAAAGCTTAATTAAGCTAAGAGATAAATTATCTCCCGTAGTTAAAGAGTCTCAGAGTGTATTAGATAGTCAGGATCTATCTACATCGTTGGCCATGCAAGATGCGACTGAAAAATCTAGCTTGATGATAGTCAACGCTATCGAGGGTCTTAAAGACGCGGTAAGCAGTACAACTGAGATAACCCTAGAAGCAGACGTAATACAACACCGAGAGGTCATCGAAAAGCTAGATGACGTAGAAGATGCTAACTTACGACGAGATGGGAGTGGACCCTTTGGTAGAGGTACTCGGGGACCTCGACCATCAGTAGTAGGTGCTCCGGGAGGTAAACCAAGTAAGACTAAGCCTAAGTCTAAAAATAAAAAGCCAAAAAAGGAAGACGAAGAAGAAGAGAAAAAGAAAAAGGAGGATGAAGAAGAGAAAAAGGAAGAACCTAAGAAAGAGAAGAAAACTAAGAAATCCTTACCTAAAACTAGAGTTACGGGTGAGGGTAGATTAGCTCTTATCGCTGGAGGTTTATTTAGCGCGCTATCAGGTGTTACAGATGTCAATCAGTTTGACGATATCGACACGGGTAAGTCTATTACTGATTTTTTTAGCAACGCCAAAGGAGAGATAGGTCTTGACTCCAAAGCAGGTCAATTTGGTAAGGGGGCTTTAGGTGGTGCATTAATCGGAGCTATAGGAGGCCCAGTTGGAGCTGCTGTTGGTGCTGTTGTTGGGGCTGCGGCTGTCGCTGTCTCCGATAACTTGGATGAGATTACAGCCGTTTTTGACGCGTCAATGTCTGGGTTATCAAAAATAATGGAAAAAGCAGTCTTAGGTATGCAAGGGTTATGGGATGAGTTTGGGCCTCAAATAACTGCGTCTTTACAAACAGGTCTAGACTTTGTCACAGCAGGGGTGTCCTCCGCGATCGAGGGGCTACATAACTGGTGGGAGGAGGACGGGCTAATTATAAAATCATCAATCCAAACTGGGTTTGATAACTTACGGTTAGCAGTGACAAACGCAATAGAGTTATCAGTAGACGCTTGGGACGCTACAGTTGCTGGACATGCATCTGCTGTTGATTTTACAAGTCGAGCGATAGACACCGCCGTTGATGTAAAAGAGAGTATAAAAGAAAAAGGTTTTTTTAGATCTCTAATATCTGGCTTTGGCCTCCTAGAGGATGACGAGCCTTTAGATGTCATGAGGCGTGACGTTATGATTAACTCAAGCGGAGATGAGTCAGCCTCTGGGATAGAGTCCGACATTGCTGCTATCACGTCTCAACAAATTAAGGCTGCTAATAAAGCCAAACTAGAAGCAGCCGCCGCTGAAAGAAAAATACAAATGAAAAAAGTTAATCAAAAAGAGTCACGAAGACCTGAAGGCCTAAGAAACCTTAATGCCTCTCCAGTAGTATCTAGTGACGTTGGGTTAGTTATGGTACTTGGAGGGGGTGTATAATGCCGGATCATGCCTTGCCCGTTGTTGAGTCTAAATCAAGTCCACGGCACTATACCGTTACGTTTAGCCCTCACTATCTAGTCGTTATTACCTCAGATATCCACGGGACAGTCA